AGTACCAAACTTGATCCAGATAGTTGTAGATCACGTACTTGTCGATAACCTCACTGCCTGCCGAGCAGTAGAACCACCAGATCTCGCTGTAGCCTTCATTCGTGCCGGCGAAGAACTGATCCTTCTGGTCCAGATTGATATCGCCAAAGACATACTGGCGCAGCGCGCAGGGCAAAGTCTCCACGCGACCAGTGTAGGTGTAGAACTTGTCTACGCCCATCCAGTACGTGATGTTGTTGGCCGTGGCTACCGTGTTCGGACCGGCGATTGAGATGTTGTCAGACAGGATGTTGAAGCCCCAGACGAACGGTGGCCCCAGATACTGCATCGAGAACACCGCTGCATCTGTGAATACCAAGATCTCCTGACGAGTCTGCTGGGCGCTGATGATCTCTGACCCAGAGGACAGTCTGAAACTACCAGCCTGATTCGTGGCTAACGGCGCCCAAGTTGCGTAGTCTTCCTGATCTGACCAGCGAATCAGCATCGGATCCTGCACGGTCGAGCCGTAGTCGTTGCAGCCAAACGCAATCACAAAGCGCGAGGAGTCCGACACCATCACCATATTGGCAACAATCGGGCAGCTAGTATCTGTCTGGTACACACCGCTACTGGTGTTGGACAGGATGGTTGCCGGTGTGGTGAACAACAGACTGCCGCCTGCGGTGTACTCTGGCACCCACATATACAGCGCACCGCCGCGCGGGTTGATGATCAGGTAGTCGCCGTAGTTAGCTTCTGACCACAGACGCAGACGTTGGGTGATACCAAACGATGCTGACTCGCCCCATCCTGTAAACGTACGGGCGTTATAAACAATCGCGCCGTTGGAGTGTGTAGTAGCTATCGTGCCGTTCGCACCGCGTGTGGCGCCTGTAAACGTCGTGGCCGTGTTGCCTGTGTATACAGCCAGTTCCTGATCTATCAGTACTGTGCCTGTGGCGTTGGAGAAGCCTGTGGTCGAGGCTACCGTGATCGTGGTGTTAGACGCGCTCAACGCTGCTGTCAAAGCAGTCTGTGTAGCGCCCGTCGCAAAGCCGCCCCACAGGCCAGCACCCCAGCCAGTCACAAAGCCGTAGATCTCTAGGCCGGTGTTGATCTGGTACTTGGCAGTAACTGTGCCGCCGCCCGTCGTGCTGGATGTAGCTACAGAGGAAGCAGTAATCGTGTAGGAGTTACTGTTGATGTACGTGATCCGGTACTCGTTGTTCAGATCTAGGCCGCCTACTGTCGAGCCGCCTGAAAAGATCACATAGTCGCCGTTAGTCGCGCCATGCCCAGGATCCGTCACCGTGACAATAGCCGAACCAAGCGTGGTCGTGAACGGATTGGTGAGCGTCGCAGTCCTGCGAATAGGCGTGATGTCGTTGTACGCGCCGCCGCTCTCAATGTAATACTTGATGTTGGTGCCGACTGCCAGCAGGTTGTAGCCTTGCAGCGTTACCCAGTTCCACAGGCTACGCGCAGTGCCGTCATACGTATTGCTAGAAATCGGCTGCCAGCCACCTAGCTTCTGAGGATAGCCAGACCGGAAGCGAATCTTGTCACAGTCAAACCAGCCGCCTTCGTTGGCAAGCGTAGTTCCTTCTCGGTTGACGCCCGGACGGAGCTGTAGTTTCTGAAGAGGCATTTTATTTCACCGTTTGTCTGGCTGCTTCGTACTGGGCGTAGCACTGCTTGAGGGCGACTCTGAGTTCGTCTGCTTCTCTAGCGAACCGGACAAGAAATTCGCCATCCTCTCTGTAAAGCTCTTTTCCGGTACAGGCACTTGATCCAACGCTGGCGGTACTGGACACGGAACTTGTTTGGGCGGGGCGGGTCTGACGGTCGCGCAGGCTGTTAGCAAGAGCGGTATTCCTAGCAGTAACATCCCGTATCTCACGATCCTTCTCCTGTCGCAGTCTGTCTGCACCCATCTGTAGCTGTTGCTGCTTCTCTACAGATTCTTCCATCGCCTTGGCATATTGAGCGTACTGCGTAGCCTTCTCTTTATCCCAAGCCTGCTGTATCTCAGCCTTGCCATCATCCTTGCCAACATAATAGCCGCCTGTTGCCGCCGCGCCAATGGCAAGAACAGCACCCAGGATCAGCCACGGATTCATTTTGGCTCCGAGAAATACAACGCTATCTCATCGTTCCGACGCTTCACCAGCCCCGGCAACACCTTGCCACCGCCCTTCGTGAACTTCAGGAACTCCTGCTTTGCCCCTTCAAAGTCCCCACGGTTGTGCTTCTGCCGCAGGGTCGATCTTTGGAGAGTGCCTAGCCCAACATTGAATGCAAAGCTGACCAACGCGCCCAAGCGATTTTCGTTAAGATGGTCAGGGCAGTAACGAAGAACACCAGCGACAAAGCGCTGTAGGTCTTTCTCAAGGATTGAATCCACTTCGTCTTTGCTGAATACACGGAAGTCCTCTATTTTTAGTGCGAACCTGTCGCGCTGATCAACAGGCAGTTTGCCCTGCTCGGGGTACAGCACATGCCCAACACCAATCGTCCACAACTTCGCCGGACATTTGTATGGCTTGTACCGCACCCCCTCGTGATGCTTGATCATTGCAATTGTGGCAAGTGGTAGTTTCATGGCAGATTACTTATGAAGTAAGCACACAGCAACACCGTTGCGGCAACCCGCGTATAGACAAGGTAGATCACTTGCCAGCCTTGCTGTTACCACGGGAGCCAAACCACATAGCGATGATGGTGCCGAGCAACGCCATCTCGTCAGCGTCGAACACGATCTCCATAATCTGGATCAGCTCACCCACGGATGTCACCTTGTCGCCGTGCAAGAAGATCCACAGCATGGTCAGCAAGTTGATCAAGACCAGCTCAAGCACAAAGATGAAAGTCACAAACGGACGAGTAGCCGCTGTCATGTCTTTGACCCACTGGGAAGAAGACTCCAGCAGCTTCTCCTGATTGTTGTAGATCATGCCCATCTGGGCCATGTACTGCTGATGGTCCTGCTCATCGTTCTCGCGCACTTCTTCCGTCTTGTCTGCCGGCGAGTAGCCATGCTCGGTCAGAGCCAACTGCTGGCGCATCTGCATGTGCAAAATGTCCAGCTCGTGCTTCTTGTCCGCACGATCCTGCAACATGTCAAACAGTCTTGGAAAAAGGGCGACTATGTAGCCGCCGATGGTGGAGATAAGCGTTAACATCATTACTCCTTATTTTTCGTACATCCGTTCAATCTGTATCTCTTTTCGCAGCTCCCGCATTTTCCTGACCTCATGCACCGCCGCCTGCGTCGCGTAGTACATGTCGTAGTACATAAATGCCAATATCGGCATGATGATGAAGAACATCAACAACACAGCCATCACTACAACGATAAGTGACCAAGGTACATCCTCTGAGTTGCGCTTTTCATCGTTAGCCACATCAGTCCCACCGCCCACGCCACTACGAAAACGACTGCCGAAATCCATACCACTTTTGCCCTGAGATCCGCCACCCTTCTTTTGCGTCGCCATCTTGCTATCTGAGCCAGTCTAAGTTCTTCTGTGTGGGCTTCCTCTTGCTCGGCAACGATCCGCTGCCACATCTCTTCAAACTTGCTCCACAAAGCACCTAACTCCGGCGGCGCTCGGTACGTCATCGTCTCTCGTATCTCTACCAACATAGCGTCTAGCCTTGCTTTAATCAGTATCCGCTTCAATGCTCGTCTGCCAATACTCTCTTCACCACGGTAGACTTGCTTGGCTTCTAGCTGCTCCTTCAGGAACAACTTGCTAATAGCATCATACGAATCCATCAGAGCGCCCAGCTGATTACCGATGTCGGTAAAGACATCATTAGGGTCAGCCTTGGCTATCTCCTGCACACGCTGGACTTCCGCGTGGTACTGCTGCTTCTGTATCGGGGTGGGGTCAACAATCTTGTTGTACTGTGCCTTCAGGTCATCCAGCACATCCTTGACGTCACCCGCCGCCCCTTTGATTTCCTTGTATAACTCGCATCCCTTCTTGACCGCCGCGACCGCCGCGTTTGCTGCTGCAAGAAGGGTTAACGGGTCAATTTATACCTCCGTGGCAATCCACGAAGTTGTTGCTTCATCCCAGCTGTACATCTGGCCGTCAGTCGGCATATCTACAGGCGCCTTCCACTCAGCGTAGTTCTTGCGCTTGTTACCGTTGTAGCTGGTCTGCTTCCACGTACCGCCAAACAGCTTCTCGCAGAACGCTGCGCCGATGTATTCCTTTTCCACGCCGTTAGCGTCCGCTGTGTCACGGTTGTCAACGACGATCACTTGTTCGACCACGTTGCCGGGGCCAAGTTTCGCAAAGTGCGCCATCAATCTTCTCCTAGTTGCAGTCCAGTCAAACTCTCATCGACACCGATGTGTCCTTTGAGAAAAGTGTTAAACGCGATGCTCACGCGGGTTTCATTCCCGACCTTCGTCTCGACCATGTGTTCCAGATGCGACGGGAACAAAATCAGATCCCCCGCGCCTACCTCGAACCACCAGCTCTCCGAGTTCCAGTGATTCCAGTTTGCCGGCTGTACTTTGATCCGCTCATAGCCGCTTTTGTAGAAATAGATCTTGTCCACTTCTCTGTCAGCCTGCGGGTAGAACACGCCAGAGATGAAACTGTTCGGGTGCGCGTGCTTGTGGTGATGCTGACCAGGATCTGTGTAGTTCGCCCATGACTGCGTGACGTACAGCGCCACATCACCCTTGGGGTCATGTACTGTCTTGAAGTAGTCCACCATCGCGTCTTCGATGAACTCACGGATGTCCGTCAGTTCTTTGTTGCGCAGAATCTTGCGATCATTGCTAGTCGTATTGCCTACGTTAGCGTGTTTGTCTTGACCGAGGATGAACTCAAGTTCTGTCTTTGTCAGGTCGCGCCCAAGTCGGGCAAAACCTATAGGCAACGGGAATAAATTTTGTACGTTCATAAGATTTCTATATTTGTTGGCGGCTATCAAATAATCATCACGCAACTTTCAATTTCTGTGGGTAATTTATCAACTCTGCAATTTTTTCTGCATGCCATGCTGGGTAATCAAATTGATTGGTAACGCGATAATTGTATTTTTCAGGCGGAACAAATAATTTGTTGGTGTCCTCGTATCTGCTTTCTCTTATGCGGTCTACCCAAATCAAAAAATCTGCATTAAAAATTTCACGAGCCTCTGGCGTAGGGCAAACAAAATCTGCAATCACATGAGATCCATGACGTGAAGCAATATTGCACAACACGCCCATTCTTCTGGCTTGTTCCAGTCGATCTTCAACGCTAAAGCCCAAGTCTTTATTGATCTCTCTTCTGATTTCATCAGCATTGAAATGCACGGCATGCAAGCACAGCGCAAGCTCTGTAGACAATGTTGTCTTGCCAGATCCTGGCAACCCCATGATTAATATTTTCATATTAATTGCTTGTGGGTGTTTCAATCCAACTCAAGTCTCTTTCACGCCAACGATATTCCTTCCCATCGTTTGGATATGGTATTGGCGGCTCCCATTTGTATGTTGCCGCGTTCAGCACCCACGAAGGAAGAGGTTTTTCTAAAATAAAAACATCGTTTACAGGATCATACTGAGCGCCGACAACTGCGTAATTTGCACGAAAATTACCGTTGTAGCTCGTTTGAACCCATCTTGTATTTTCACCATACAAAGACTTGCAGAAATCTATTCCACGCTGCTCTGATTCAACGCCAGAGTCATCCAAGATTTCATTGTTTGATATCACAATTACTTGCAACACAATATTGTTTTCATCAAGCTGGGCAAAATGCGCCATACGTTCCTCGCTTAAACTGTTTCTACGGTCGACCTAAAAGACCATTCTCCAGAAATTTTTTGTCCGTACACTAGTTGATTCACGCGCTCGCATGCTTCTTTCACAGATTGCGGCAAGTCAATATTGAATTGTCTTTCAGAAATCTGTGGCCGAATGTCGTGCATCCCTATAAGACCGTGGACCAAATCATTTTCATGATTTTTCTGCTGGATGTTTGTGATGTCGTGTTGATATGCATCCCATCCTAGGAATCTGTAAATTAGATCAAGCACCTCAAGAGGCTCTGAAATCAAGTCCCTGTAATCAACGTACAAGAAATTTTCTGATGGGGCAAATCTAGAACATGCGATTGCCTCTGCGGCTCTACATATCGGCTCGCTTCCGGGGATCAACAAATCCGCATATAAGTTTCCAGCCCAATTGTTTTTTATTCGCAAAGCAACAATAGACTTGACGATGTCTTCGATTGGTCTGATTAAAACGATAACTTTTTGATTTTCATTAACATACCTTTTCCACATGTTCAGATTAGTGGGGTGAGTCCAGGTACGACCTTTTTCGATAATAATTGGCTGCTTGACATCTTTGTAATACAACCCTGGAAGCGCTGACATAATGTCGGCTTTTGTATGCATCCTATAATTTGCAGGAAGCGAGTCACATTTGTCGCATGACGACTGCACATCCCACATGATTTGACAAAGCCCAGAAGCTCCTTCGCCATAGATGCGAGGATTTTGCATGAGCAAAGAAACCAACAATGTCGAGCCGGTTCTAGGAAGACCGCTCAGAAGAACAAACTCTTTGTCTTGTTGGTTTGCCATGATTATCCCCACTTGATCGACCCAGATCCGGTGAATGTAAAAATGCGATTGTTCCCAGATATGGTTATCGTAGGAGATCCTGTTATAACACTTGCGTTTGCAAAAGCGGTTGAATAACGAATAATTACAATTCCAGAACCTCCGGGGCTTGTTGAACCTGATAAATATGCCCCACCACCGCCGCCGCCTGTGTTTGCAACTCCAGATTGTCCAGAATTCCCGTTAGTCCTAAATCCATTGCCGCCTCCTCCAAGGCCTCCTCTGCCAGAGGTACTATTTTCTGGCGAACAACCTCCGCCACCACCACCGTAGTATGCATTTGAACCGCTGTAGTTATTTAAAACCCCATTTCCTCCAAAGCCAGAATTGCTTTGACCTTGAACGGCTGTGCCGCCCTGCTCATTTTTACCGCCACCACCACCAGTCCATCCATAAGTTCCAGATCCGCCGCCGCCATTGTTTCCTTGCCCAGCAATACCAAGGCCAGCAGCCCTAACCGCACCTCCAAAGGAGCCACCTCCACCAGAGCCTCCGCTGGTAGCATTTTGATTAGTCCTAGCTCCAAAGCCTCCGCCAGCACTTTCAACAAGTGATCCGATGCTTGAATTTGCACCTTGAGTGCCGCCAGCACCTACGGTAATTGTGTATGTGGTGTTAGCTGTAACAGCAACATTGCCAATAAGTACACCGCCAGCTCCGCCTCCACCACCAAAATATTGATTGCCACCACCACCACCGGCAACAACCAAATAATCAATTTGTGGCGGTATGCCCGAAGGCCAAA